TATCTTTGCATCTTTAAGCTGCTGCAGAAGTCGATCAGAACACAAATGGCCGCCATGCTGGCCTTGTTGCCACCGGTAGCCGCATGTTGGGCATTCAAATGTCTCGCTCATCGCTTATTATTCCTATCAAGTTGTTTTTGAAGTTTATCCGCGTGCATACGCGCCACGGTACCGCTTAAAAATCCTTTATCGGTTAGGCGTGTGTTCCCCTGGTAAACGTGGTGAACGCCTTTAAACTGGCAGTAACGCACCTCGATGATTTGAGAGCCTTCCTTTTTAGCCTTCTGCCGGGTGCGCTCGAATTCCTTTTTGCCGCTTATCATGACGAATTTACTTGGCTTGGTAGGAGTCAGTTTCACCGGCTCGCGTTTGATCTTGCCGCCGCGCTTTAGGAATGCCTCAATATCGCTTTGAAGGCTTTGGCGTAGTTCTGCGCATGGATTGTGTATCGGATGCATGGTTAAACCTTTGACTCCATAATCTGGCGCTTAATATCGTTCTCGGTTAAAAGCGGCGAAGTCGAACCAAACGCGGCTGTAAGATGGTGGCGATAGAAAGCCTCATAATCCTTTAACTCACGGTTTTTCTTTTCCATTTTTAACAATGCCGTTTCCATATCTGCCAGCACTTGGTTGTTGCGCATGTTGCCGAAAAGCCAGCCAAATACAAAGCCGACGAAAGCGGCTACAACTGCGGTTATTAGTAGAAATTCCATGGCCTCACCATTCGGTTAATGTGTTTGCGAATGGTAAGGCGCCCATCCAAAAGAGTCGAGGCGCCCTTACTATTTATTTGATGTATTCGTCGTGCTCGACAGAAAATTGGCGGATTGCGTTTTCAATCCAGGCATTAGCCGCTGCGCACTTGGTGAGAATTTCGGCCTCTATCTCAAGGTTTCGCTCGTACCGCGCTACGGTGATCCGGTGGTGCATTGGGATGGCTGGGTCGATTACGTGAATGGAGCGGTCGTCCCAGTCGCGAAGCAGGTGTTCAGGCGTGTCTATAGCGCAATAGGCAATCTCCCACACCGGCACGTCAAATAGGCACATGTAGCCCCTAGCCTGCCACTCGTAACCCTTTTTGTCGCAGTCGTCGGCTGTGAGCGGGAACGTCAGCAGCGAATAGGCAATTTTTATATCAACGCCCTTTTTTGACGACATGGCAACAAGATCAGGAACGCCGGAAATAATTCCGTTATTCCTGCGGCCATCATCAAGCACCTTTTTCAGATCGTACATAAAAACGTCGTTGTACAGCTGAATCCCAGCGTCTTCGCACGCCAATCCCTTTTGCACCGCCTTTACATCGTCCAGGCTCTTTCGCACTCCAAAAAGGTTCTCGCGCACCATTTCCATCATGGCGCCTTTTGAAGTTTCAGACCAAACCTCAGTTTTCGACCTCGGGTTGGTCATTATCTTGTCGATTATATGGCAGCGTATCATTGCGTAGCTCCTGGGTTAATCGCGTCTCTTGCGCGTCTGTTAATGTGAAGTTTTTGTAAAGTCTGGCAAGCGTAAATTCACCGGCTTTAATCTTTGAGATTGCGCCTGTAAGGCGTTCGTCGGTGATTGGCTCTTGATATTTTTGCTCAACTACCGGCTCTGGCTCGTCATAGGCTGGTATTGTTTTGTGCTGGTTTAAATCGCCCTTGTGCCAGTATTCCAGGGCGCAGCCAAACCGCATACCGGCATTACGCAAGGCATCGCCAATGCGCTCCTTGGTTGCGTCAGGCCCTTTTTTCGCTCCTGCATCGCCATACCCAAGGCGGGTCACTCCAAGTATTGTTAGGCGTATCCACATCCCTCCGTCTTGATCCAGCTTAGGCAGCCCAAAATCATCAAATGCCAGCGGTTCCCATGTCCATGATGGATCAACGTCAAGAATGCGATCTGTTAACGCTGCGTGCCCTACGTATGCTAGGTGCATTACCTTGTCTTTTGCGTGCCACTGACCGCACACAGGGCACGTATGCTTTTGTATTTTGTCCATTTCCTCACGCTTTAGCATTGGCTTTGGCAGCCAATTAACTAGATTTTCCGGAAATGGCTCGCGCAGCTTTGCCAACTTGTCACTCATAAATACCCCCACTGACTCAATATTTGTTTTAGTTCTTCTGGCGTGTCGATTCCAACCTGCCGGTCTTCGTCGCACACAAAGAATTCGTGATTTGATAATTTCTCTACTGGGCCGCTGGAAAGAAATTTCCGCGAAACAAGAAGTATAGCCATGGAGCCTCCAGACCCAAACACCGAATCAGTATTTATTATTACCACGCCGCATCCTGCCGATGCATCAATTAATTCATCCATCTGCTCAAGCACCTCATCCCGCCCGCAGTGCATCTGCGAAAAGTCTATGTCATCCATTTTATTCACCTTTGTAATTAAATAGTGCCATGGCGGCTTCGCCTGGGGTGCTGTATCGGCCTTTGTTTACATCAAGGCAGTAATGCACAGCCCTGATATGATTTTCTGTTGGTTGGTCGCCAACAGTTGGGTTAGGGAAAAGGTAATAGCTATCACTTCCGCCAAATTTATATTTTTTGGCGATTATTTTAATGTGCGGCTTCCCAGGCTTGGGAACAAATTTAACTGTAGTCATTTGCAAGTAACCTCAAAAAAACGCTCGCTCAGCGGCGGCGCGATGTTGTTTAAAATGTACCAAGTCACATCGAACCCGTTTTGGTAGTAACGGTACGGCGTTGGAACGTGAAAATAAGGTGAAAAAATAGGCATCTTAAGCCGCCTTAACCATCGTCAACAGAACAACGCACACAAAGAGAGCCGCAGATATTGCGCGGTAGTTTTCAATCTTTCGTTTCATCGTCGCTGTCTGATCTTCTAGCGTCAAAATTTGTTTTTTTAATTCTAGATCGTTTAGTGACATAGTATTTCTCCCATCGCTGAATTTATTTAGTCTTCGCAGACGGCGTTAAGGTGTTTGACTGCCGCCAAATGGCAGAGTATTAAGAAGTTAGCCTGATCTTTAAAAAGAAGGTACAGGAACCCGTTCAGATTGTATTCAAGCCGCGCAGTAGCCTCGCACGATAAAATATCGGCATCGGCAATAAGCGCCTCTTCAATGCTGCAGCGCTCGTCAACCGAATAAATCAGAGCGCGGGCTAGCATATAGTTGCGCAGTCTTTGGCAGTAGGCTTCTGGCTCCTGCAAGTACGCCACCCCCAAATCCTTCCACATGGCGGCTCCTGGTATGCACTCGTCGCGGAATTCTTCTGACAGCTCAAGCAGGCGTCGGCACGCGCTGTCTTTTACCTGATCCGGCAGCCAGTTATAGTTAAAATCCTGAGTGATTGCGCACCCAAAAGACTGAATGGTTTTTGCTAGTTCTTGTCCAGTTGTCATAAGTAGCCCTCGCTCTGTTGTTAACAGATTAGGCGCCGCAGAATTAAAAGTCAAGACGCCCTAACTTTTTTATTGCAATTATTTTTAGGCGTGGTACATTTAAGTTGCCTTAGGGCATTGGTGTTGGCAGTCGGGGAATACCGTCAAGCCCTTTCGCAAGAGAGGGCAACCTTAAGACCACTGGTTGGTACAGCTGTTCGCAGCTCGGATACGTTCGATTCTTCCGCAGTGGCCTTAAGGTTGTGAGTGCGCACCAGCTTGCTGTCGGCAGCATCCACCTGCTGTCGTCCAGACCATGAAACCGTGACGGTGGAGCGTGCATAGCGGGGAGAATCTGGGTAACAAGTTTGTTGGTGCCTCTCACAACACTTAGAGCCTCTTCGGAGGCTTTATTTAAAATCACCCTGGGGGACAAGTAACGTCTTGTTTTTTAGTGGTGCAAGAGGTTGGCCGGTACGTGCCTGGCTGCCTAGGGTGATTCTAAATAACGACTGGAGGAAAAATCTTGTTAGTAACCGACGCAATAAACCACTTCTGCGGCCCCAAGGGCAACAGGGCAAAGCTGGCTAGAACGCTAAAGCTATCAAAGCCTGCCGTGTACGCCTGGGGCGAGTACGTGCCAGAGTACCTGGCCTATAAGCTGCAGGTTGAGACTAAAGGAAAGCTCAAGGCCGTTCCGGAGCATTACAAATGAAATTTGAAGAAAGTGGAGTGCCCATATGGGGATTTAATTGTTCCTGATGGCTTAACCCCTCTTGCATCCGCTCAAGTCTGAGCTATAAAGGCAAATATGCACCAGCACGACACCAAATGGGTACAGGAGCAACTGGCCCTGCTGCCGTCTCAAATGCGCGATAAGGTGCTTGA